GCTCATATCCATGCTGACCACTACCTAAAGTAACATAACCTCTACGATTAAGTGTCTCTAGGATTATATCAAGTTCTGAGCCCTGTTCAACAAAATCAAATGGAGTTAGATTCGAATTGAATACTTGACAAGGAACCAATGCAGTACTTGGACCTACTGTTAAATATTCTTGAATGAATTGCTGAATTGTTAATGTATCATTTTCTGAACCACTAACAGGCTTCTGAATAATGATACTATCAGCAGTCATATGTTGTTGTACAAGACCACGAGTTCTATTGAGCTCACCTACATCATATGTATTCTCTATCTTACCATAGTCATACTGCCATAAATAGGTTAATCCATTTACTTTATATCCCTGTGGGTAATATTCGAATGGGTCAGTTGGGAAGAACTTATCACCTCGTTCTCTATATAGGTCTTTTAGGCCCGTAAAACGAACTATATTACTGTATTTAACGTCAGGTACTATTTTACCATTTACCAAAGGATTACGGCGATTTAATAAGTCTTCACCATAAGCGTTAGCATAAACAATATCAGCATATCTTTTTAAGAATACCAAATAACTCGAAGCACTACCAAGTGAGTCAAGTGAATTATAGATATCACTTGCATTTGCTTTAATTGATTGAGTACTTTCAATGTTAATACCACCCGTGATATCGGTAGTCAATGCAAAGTTCAAATCATTTAAAATCAAATCACTCTCAGAGCCATCACCTTGAGTAATTAAAACATTGGAGGTATCAGTCGCAAGTGAAGAACCAGCAATATTAAGTCGGTTCCCTAATTCACCTTGAGTAGTGAAGAACTTAACATTAATTTTACCATACGGGATTGCTGATATAATACCATCACTAAACTCTACTCTCATGCGCCCATCATTGGCAGTAGTTAGAAGTGCAGTATAATTTGTTGTGACATTATCACTAACTTGGAAATCCTCAATATCATTGACATTGGTATCATTCGCTGGGTCTTTAAACCCACGACGAGAAAGTCTCCAGAAAACAGTATCTTCGAATCCATCAGGACCGATAACATTAGCAGTGAGTGATGCGTCACTACTTACAACTGTAAATAAATTTTTAAGTTGACTCTGAGTTTCTACACCGGTATGATTAGGGTCATCGACACCGAACCAGTTTGATGCAAATGAATCACTTATTAGAAATTCTTGATTTTGTGTACCATCACTAAAAAATGATTGTACACTGACATTACCCTGAGCAAGCACAGCGCGCCCACTCACAAGTTTCATAATACCATCGGTATAACTATTGTCATTTCTATCATATAAAAATTCCATGTCATCAATCGCAGTTAATATCTGCCCATCGACTTGAAACTCAGTTCCATATGGAATTGTGATTTTTACACTCGAGTGAACACCTGTTCGCTGGAGTGAGATACCAAATCCGGCTTTCGCTGGAACTGGTCTACGGATACTATAACCAAGACTTCTGGCACCAACGTAGATGGCAGGCACACTTGTAGCGCTTTCCAAATAACTGTCATTAAATGCGGCTTCGCCCCACCCAGCTATTAAATCTGCGTTTGCTGCGAACAACTCAATTAGTGTTGTTCCAAAGCTAGAATCACCTAAGTCGGCTAGAGGTCCTTCCTTCGCAGCAAGTATTTGCTTGAGGTCGGAAACCACTTGGTCGAAATTGATATGAGTATATTTACGATTTGTACTGCCCATGCGATAACTTCTCTTTTTTAATACCTATAGTTTATATGGAGTATTTTATGCCTTAACACTAAAATATTTGATTTTCATCGCAGTTCCAATCATCTTATGATTCAATCCTATATAAACTATTGATAAATAGAACAAAAAGTCGATAATATTATGCCAGTAATTAATTTAGCAGTAGGATGGGACATTAGAGATGTTAGTAAGAGGCTACCTAATATTAGCCTCATGGCCAATGTCTCCCCTGCTTATTGGAACGATACAACCAACGGAATGGTTGAGAGAAGTGAGAAAAAACAAATTAACGAACCTGATTGGAGCTATCAGCACAATACAGGAGTTGCTTCCTTTTTTAAACGACATAATGGATTCCGCGACCAAGAAAGATACCAACGAGTATCTCGTAACTTTGTTCTTCGCGAAGGGACATTCACTAAATATTATACATCTAGCTTTGACCCTTTAGCAGACCCAATCTATCATGAAGATAATAATAGAGAAATCGAAAGATATTTTGATATGCCGTTAATTTTATCTTTCCAACCAGAAAATGAAATTTATAGCCGATTCGGTATCCAACATATGGATGAGTTTGAAGTTCATTTACATATGGGACTTTTTCTAGAATTAAATTATGCCAATTTAAGAAAGATTGGTATCCACCCAGCATGCCCAGCGAATGAACACAATCCAGTTTGGTGGCAGCGTGGATATGAAGCGTTCCGTTATCATGGATATACATTCCAACAAATTGCACCTAAAGCAGGTGATATGCTCAAACTTGAAGCGTTCAATACTTTATATGAAATTGAATCAGTAAAAGATGCAGCACCTGAGTATCAACATAGATGGCGTAAATACTGGTGGAAATTATTCCTTAGACCTGCAGTTGATAGTGGACAAAGTATTTCGGAAGAGGTTCTTAATGACCCAGAACAAGAAGGATTTATTAATAATCTTCTTGGTACACAAGCCGGAGATATCGGCGATGGTAGTAATAGCGGTGGTGATGGTGAAAACGGTGACGGTGAAAATATGGTAAGTGCTAATTCAGGACCAACATGGCCATTTGATGTATCATGTGCAGTTAATCAAGTTAAGAAAGATATTCTCTTCCATCCTATCGAAGTACCGGAAGAAGTTGAAGATGTATCATGTCATCCAAATTGGTATCCTTGTGGTAGCAAATTCGGGCAATGGTAAGGAGTAAATTATGGTTCCATTTTATTATGTCAGAACACAAGAAAAAGTAGAGATTGCACTCCTTGATATGTTTAACGACCTCAAGGTAAATAAATATACAAACGTGGAGCGTACAGCGTATTCTAAAACTGTACGCGTCCCTCTTGTTATCCACCAGAACTCAAATTTTGCTAACTGGTGGTCGAATGCTAATTCAGCAACTCAACCAATGCCAGTACCTATCGGTGGTCTTCGCTTTGAACGTAAAGAACAGAACAACGCCAATAGAACTCAATCTACATATGCTCGTATGATTTTTTCTCATGCAACTGACCAATGGATTCGAGATATTCAACCAACTCCATATTATCTGTATTACACTCTGGAGTTTCTTTGTGATAATTTATCTGATAATAGACAAATCAATGAAAATGTGATTCCATACTTTAATACTTTCAGAACTCTTCGTATTAATGAATTTGACTTTGCACCGGATATTGAACGTAAAATTCCTGTATATCTACAATCGGTTGAGGATATCTATGAAGATGAAATTGAAGAAGGTTCTAAAAAGCAATGGTATAAAACTAAAATTACGTTCCGTCTCGATGTAGACTGGTACCGTCCATTTGAAATACCTGCATTGATTCTCTATGCTGAATTAAACCTCAAAACTGAGGATATTATTGGACAGATGCAATGGTTTGTTTACCCAGACCCAATTGCTGAAAAAGAAAAACAAGAATGGGAGCAAATTGACCCAAGTAGAAGAGAAGGGTATAGTTTACTAAAAACAAGTGCGAATACACTTGTAGTTGAAAGTGATGTACTGAATGATACTCAGGTACTTGGTACGACCAATACAGAAAATTTGATAACAGGTCCCGGTGGAATTGTATATAAAATATTAACTCCACCTGATGTATTTAGACCTGCAGAAGTTCCTTCATTTGATTTACTTCATTTGAATTTTGACCAAGATACCCCAAACGAAGATGACCAGAGTGGATTTGGACGTGATTTTGTTGCAATTAATGATACTAGTCGTGAATTCTACCCAGATTTATCTCCGGGTTCCGGTAATTCAGTTGAAGATGGGTATGAAGTAGCCCCTTCGGTTCAATGGGATAGAATATTGGATTGGTTTGGTAGTGAAGATGGTGAGATGGCACAGACATTTACGTTCAAATCTATCCTTCAATTTAAAGAAGAACCTGTAATTGATACAATATTCCAGTACTTAAGTAACTTAGAAACAACCGATAAAGACGGTGGAGTAATCCCAGAAGGCCAAGTTTGGTTTGACTGGGGAATCATTGATAGTAAACCTTACTTTACATTCAAAACGTATGGCGAGAAAGGATTATTCCTATCCTATACAACTGACGTTCCATTGGTATTAAATAAAACTGATATTTACACATTCACCTTTGTTCTTTATGATAAAGGTTATGCTGGGATATTTGGACTTTCTACAAATCAGGGGCCTACCGTTGCCCTTAAAACGGTGAGGGTATAAGATGTCAGTAGTTGATATAGAAATCATACCAGACCCAGTACAAATCCCTGAAGGTATTCCCACGGGAACTCAAGTAGCTACATTTAATATTGTAACTACTCCTCCTGTATTAGGTCCCATTGAATTAATTTTACTTAATGATGCGAATGGAGCTTTCAAATTAGATGGATTGAATTTACTCGTTGCCGATTCATATCTACTCGACTTTGATTTGAATCCATTCTTAGATATTAGTGTGATTGCCGGTAGATGTACACCTGACGCAATTATAAGACCATTTACGATAGAAGTTTTAGATGATGATACACTCGCACCTATAATTACTAAAGTGGGTCCATTCGCTAGTAAAGGCCAAGCTTTGATATGCGTTGAGGGGAGATTCTTTACAGATGGCGGTAGTACAACTCTTTATATTAATGGGGAAGAATACCCGTATGTCGAAGATACACTAACCGACACAAATTTATGTTTTAATGTATTAGGTACTTCTCTAGTAGGGCCTTCAATACCAGAATGTGAAGATTCTAGTCCATTTGCTTGTGGTATATTTGAAATCACAATATGTAATGGTAATACAGATTATATGGGAGTTCCACTATGTGATAGTGATTTATTTATTAGATATACTGGCGACCAAACCCCTTCACTTTTACTGGGGAATACTGAATGTGTTACTAAAGCAATCATTGCACCTAACATTGATACGGACACTCCTATTGGTGGATTCAATAGTCTTAATATTAACTGGAAACCAAATCCCAATACAGTGTTTGTTCAAGTTCGAGTAAAATATGATTTCAGGTATGATGTAATTGTTGGTGGACCGGCAGTACTTGATGGCGTTGATGTAATTGATGGTGACTTGGTTTGGCTAACAAATCAAGGGGTTGAAATTGAAAATGGAATCTGGACTGTCCGTGACGGTGCATGGGATTATGATATGGTCGTTGATAGCAATGTATTCGTTGACCTTGGAGCTTCTGCATTCAATCCAGATATTGGGAATGTTAGTCGTGATATAATCACGGTAGTAAATCCCGGGGGTACATTGGATTACACTTATCATATGGATGTTGATTGGGGGACAGTTGGAATTTATAACATTGATTACTATTACCTTACCCCTGATTGTGTATTATCAAAAGCGTCTAGAAAAGTTCGTGTATTTGAACAAAGTGCTAGTATTAGTCCTGTCAATACATTTGCGATTACTGACTATCGAATTTTTAATGGATTTGATAAAGACTTAATGGATAATATTATTCCGGGTGGAAGTGATGATGTATGCTGTCCGGGATTTATTATTCCTCAAAGTGGATTATATATCAGAAAAGATGGCTCCGTTGTATTTATGGCCGACCAATGCATGGGTAACAATAGACTTACTAATCTTGCATTTGCATTGAATGACGGAGATGCCGTACCTCTACAACAACTTATACAAGTAATTGGTATTATACCATCAATATCTGTTGTATTTACTGCAGGTGAAGATATCAATGTTTATGATGTAGTTCGTATAGGTCTGGATGGACTTATATACAAAGCGGATTCATC